CAACGGCTACGTCCGGGACTCCCGAGGACTCAAGCGCGGAGTCCTTCAACGCCTCCACATGATCCTGCAGCGGCTGAACCGATCCGACGCCGTCCACACGGCCGAACTTCTTGCCGGCCTCGAGCTCCATCACGGAGGCGGGTGCAATAACCCAATCGACCTCCTTGCCGTTCGCGTCGCGCGGAGTCCCCGAGTCGGTCCAGTACACGCCGATGCCCGCCAGCGCGATGGCCATGTCCTCGTCCGTCATCGCCTGCGTGACGCCGGCAAGCACGGTCTCCAGACCCTGCAGGAGCGAGTACCCGAACGGGCCGGTGTGGGTGTTCTTGAAGTGGTACACCGGGATCGCAGTGATAGATGCAGGAAGCATGAAGCCCGCAAAGGCGCCCGGGTTGCCGTCGCCGCCCGTGTAGTACGGACCCCACTGGATCCAAGCCGGAGGTCCCACCGGGGAGACATCCTGCTTGCTCAATGGGAACCGGTCGTCCCACTTGTCCTGCTCGAAGAACTGGATCTGGTAGAACACTCCGCCTACCACGCCGCCCGGGACGGCAGCCGCGTCCTCAGGGGTGAGGATTCGCTGGTACCACTCACGCTGGGCCACCGTAGTCTGGCCGTCGGGGGAACTCAGCAGGGTGATGATGTAGACGCCTGCGATCCGCTCCGTGTCGGTGGCCATGAAGATGGGGAAGTACTGCGATCCGTCCAGCAGCGTGATCCGGAGGCGCTTGCCTTCATCCTTGGACGGGTCCGCGCTGATCTGCATGAACGAGTCGCCGCGCTTGAGCATGGTCCGCTTGGCTTCCCCAAACTTCACCACGAACTGCTCGCGCTCGAAGAGTGACTTCACGAACGCGGCCACGGCCGCTTGCGCCACAGGGTCGCCCGGGGAATCCGCAGGTACCTCATAGCTGATCGTGAGATCCTTGCCGAGGTAGCGGTTGGTCGCCTCAACGATCGCACGCCCGTATGGGATGTACCGGCGCCCCTTGACGTCCGTGTCCGTCCGCAGGAGAGCGTCGAAGGCTTCCTTGATGTTGTTGTAGATGTCGTCATACGTCCAGTAGGCCTGGACGCGCTGCGAGTCCAACTCCTGCTTGGAGTTGACGTACGTGGGGACGGGGCGATTCAACGCCACCGCTGTTGCGTATGGTGAGACCACGATCGCTCCGTTCACATGGTTGCCTCGACCCGGTAAGCCTACCGGGTTGCGCGGACCCTGCCCTGCCTCGTTGTCTTGTATGGGGATCCAAGCATGCCCGAGAACAAGCGCCCCAGAGCCTCAGGCGTATGATCGTCTTTCTTCAATGGGTGTTCCGGCGCGTTGCGACCGCGTTCGCTTGCCTTCTCTGCAGTTTCCGGGTAGCGGTAGTCGTTGAACTCGCGGATCACGTTCACGCATTGGCGATGGACGGTCAGCGCCGGGGGAGCGCTCATGTCCTGCATGACCGGGTAGCCTTGGTGCCCCATCTGGATGGAACTGGAGCCCGGCTTGAGCTTGCGGCGGAACCACTCCAGGCGGTCGTTGAGCTCAAGCGCTCCGGGTGACACGCTCCGGACCTTCAGCAGTTGCTCCAAGCGCCGCGTCCGGTCCGGCTCGGCTGGGTCCGGGTAGAACCCACGGAGCGTCACAGGATTCATCCCGCGTGACTTGATGATCTCGGCCATCTCCTCCGTGGTGCGGCCGCGTTCATAGATCTCGTCCACTACATGGAACCGTTGGTGATCAGGGGACACCTGCACGATCAGCCACACGAACGGGTTGGTGAATCCGTAGTCGGCGCAAGCCCAAGTCTCCCAGCTAGCGCGGAATCCATCGGAGTTGACGTGGATCTCTTCGTCAAAGTCCTTGAACACACGGCCCACATACTCCGTGAACAGCGCCGAGATCTCCTGGTTGAACATCTCAGGGCTCATGTCTAGCCACATGGCCCAGATCTCTGGGTGGATCCCTGAGGGCGCAAGCACTCCGTCATCGCCCCGGATCATCTTGCCCAGTTCAGCCAACGCGCGCTTGGCCTGATCCAACCGGCCGTGCCTGTGGTGCTCACTCAGCAGCTTGAGGAGATCCTCATTGACGCCACCGGGATACACATACGGGTTCACCCACGCTGGCGCCCGCCAAGAGGCCCAGTCCGCGCGGTCCGGGTCCTGACCGATCATCCAGAGGTCATAGAACCAGTTCTTGCCTTCAGGCGTTGACCCGAACTGCGCCCAGCCGTTGAAGTCCGCCAATGTAGGCCGGACGTACTTGATCCACACGGACGGCTTGAGCTTGGCCGCCTCCGAGAACACCACGCCGCTCAAGCCCTCGCCGACGAGCGTCTGTGGGTACTTCGCAGATTTCGCTGTGATTATGAAGCGCCGGTCGAAGAGGCTGATCTGCATCTGCCCTGACTCCGGGTTGTTGTAGGTCCCGGGGTGGTCGAACAGGAAGTTGAGCCGCTCCAATGCGTTGTAGATGACCCGGAACTCTTTCTCTGCATCCGAGTACTCAGGTCCGACGATCCAGTACTCGCGTCGTACGCCCAACCGCGCCAACAAGTCCATCTCGGTCCAGGCGCGGAATGCTTCCGGGACAAGGCGATGACCACCCATCTGGCTCTTGCCCGCGCGCCGACCAGCCGCCACCACCTTGTTACGAGTGCGATCCCGCAGAATCTCCTCCTGCATGGGATACGGACTCCAACCTGACTCGTCCCAGCAGTGTTGCCAGATCTCGTCAGGTGGTGACGGCGTGATCAGCTTGGGCATTGTTACGAGACCTGCGTCTCCGGGTCAAAGGCGCAAGAGTCCATGGGAAGCTTGGTCAAGCCGGGAGCCTCGTCAACGGACTCCACCTCGGCGCTCATGTGACCGTCCACGCGGACGAGCGAACCTACGGCCCACATGGCAGGCGGTCCCTCCTGGCCTACCGGAACCTGCAGCCGCGCAAGGTCGTACTCCACCAGGATGACGCCGCACCACTCGCAGCGCTGCCGGAGGTACCGACCGAACATGGACAGCTGCGCTCCGGCGATGTGGGTCACGGAGTCTGGGCGCTTGTCCCACAGCTTGGGGCTCCAAGCCTCCGGGTTGACCTCCGGATCGGGGAACATGTCCTTGATGTGGAGCGGTACGTCGGGCTCCAGGACATTCTTCGGGATCAATGCCTCGTCCAGGTCAATGCCGCGCTCTCGCAGACCTGCCACAAGGTCATCATTGTCGGTGCCGCTCACTTCTTGGGTCCTCTCCGCGTTGGCCCGTCGAGCAGGACATAGAAGAACACAACAACCGCAAGGAATCCCAGGACTCCCACCACGGCACCGTTGTATGATGCATCCGTCCTATCAGGACGCGGCAGTGGGCTCGGGCTAGCAACCATTGCGGTGAACACTCGGACCTCCTCGGGTCTCCGGACGGGGCGCCCCCGTACGCCCCGGAGCCTAGCTGATGATCAGCTGGTGGTGCCGTCGTCGTTGAGCGTGGAACCTGTGCGGTCAGTGAAGTTGCCGCTCCAGGTGACCGTGTCCTCGCAGTCGGTCGTGTAGCCGTAGGCGGGCGACCGGTGATCCGTGTCGCGCGTTGCGGCGTCCTCGCCCTTCTCGTAGAACCTGTTGCCGGTCACGACCCAGTCGTTGTGGGCGCAGTACAGGCTGTAGGCGCCGCCACCGAAGAAGTTGTCGGTGACGGTGTAGCCGGTCGCGCCGTTCGCGGCGGAAAGCGCGCTTGTCATCGGGTTGTAGGCGGCCAGCAGGTTGTGGTCGATCGTCACGTTGGCGTCCTCGTACGCCCAGCCCTGGATGAGATCGCCGTGCGCCTCCTCGGAGGACTCCCACGCCGCGATCACCGAGTTGCTGATCGTCACGTCATTGACGATCGACGCTCCGTCGGCGCAGCGGCCGATCCAGCCGTGATCGAAGGTGAAGTTCCAACCGCTCAGCCCGACGCCCAGCCCGCTGCAGTCGATTCGCACGTATGAGGCCGAGAAGCCGTAGCTGGAGTTGTCGGTGTCCTGGATGTAGTAGTAGCAATCGGCGTCCGTGATCAGGATGTCCGACAGCGTCACCCCGCTCGCCTGCACGTTGATGCAGCCGTGGATCTCCATGTCGGAGACCGTGGCGTTGTTCGTGCTGATCGTCAGGTTCCCGGAGGAGTCGCACGCGGGCGTCGTCAGCGTCGTGCAGAGCGTCAGCGTGTGGCCGGAGCGCGGACCCGTCGTCGCCGAGGTCGGGTACCCGCAGGTGGTGAGAACGGGGTAGCAGTTGCTGGGAGGCGGGTCAGCCTGAGCCGGGATTGCAGTGACCGCAACGAGTCCCGTCAGGGTCAGCAGACCCGCCAGGAGCGCGGCCCAGAGGCGCTTGCGCATGATGCCCTTTCCTTTGCTTGAGGTAGTGGGTGATCCCGAGCAGGAACAACCCATTGAGCAGTACGGATTCTAGCTCGCCGATCAGCAGCCAGCTCATCTCAGCATTGCCCGGCGAAGAGCGCGCCTAGCGCCCCACGCAGTGTACGTGAACCCCATACGCCGCACAGGCGTGGGATCATCCGGCTTGTAGCCAATGAACTCCCAGCTATGCCAGAACCGCAACAGCCTCTTGAGCCTGACGGTTGCCAGGGTCCACTCAATCATCCGTGCCCTCATCCGGTGACGGGCCGGTGTTGTACGTGAGGTAGTGCTTGCCTGCGGCCAACAACCCCATTGAGCGGTACCAAGGGATGCCACCACCCGGCATGATGATGGAGTAGGCCGTGAGGTCGTTGTCGGAGTCCTCCATATCGGGCTTGGTCTCCGCCGCTATCACGATCCAGTCCACCAACGTCCCCTGCGTTGCCTCCGGATGTGCAGCGGCGTATGCGATCCGGAACTGCTCGATC